TTTCCTTATAAATATAAGGTTCTGATGAAGACGTATACTTTTAAGATAGGGTTTAATGTCAACGATATCATATCGGCTGTGCATTGCCCGCTTGAGGGCTTCCTTGTTTCGGTTGATAAAACGCCCGAAGTCAAGGTTGTGAATGAGCATACAGAGTTAAATGTTTATGTTGAGGACTATATGTGTAGCGATAAAGAGTATGCGCTTTCTGCTCAATATGTTTGTAAGGTTTCGGATATCCTCGATTTTCTTACTCCTGTTGGCGATGAAAAAGATGATGATCGTTATATCCGTGCCGCGAAAGAGTTTATACGGCTTATTCCGTATGTTTCTTCCGATGATTTGCCCGTAACTATGGAGGTAACCGATGAATAACATTGATAAACAATTTCCCGGTCAAACATTCTCTAAAAATCAGCCTGTACACGGTTATGATTATGATGAAAATGGTGAACGAATATTTACCATTATCGGTGAGGATATGATTTATGCTCGTATACAAGAGGCGAATAACTCCACCGATATGGAAATGATTAAAAATCAGTTACTTCCCGCTGTCGAAGCGGATGAAAACGCCGTTGATAAATATTTTAAGTCGTACGGCGATATAGAGTCCTTAAAGGTAGGTGATGAAGTTGAAGACTCTGTTAATAAAACTTTTGACGACACTCTCGCTAAAACTCAAGGCGATAGCGGTAAAGCTACAACTCAACCTGACAGTAAAACAGGAAAAGAAAGCGGCGAAGAAGGCGGTGAAACAAAATGAAAGTAAATAACGTTAATCATTATGTTAAGCTTCCTCGTGTGTCTGATAGGCGTTTCACTCAGTTTAAGATCCCTCACGGTCTGCATACGACTTTCAATGCTGGTAAACTCGTTCCGATATACTGTAAAGAAGTTTATCCTAACACGAGAATCAAACTCAATTGGCGTACCGTTACTCGCCTTTTAACGCCGAAGTATCCTACTATGGATAACGCTAATCTTGACGTGTTTTTCTTTTTTGTTCCTAATATTGAGCTTTGGGACAAATGGAAGAACTTTATGGGCGAAAACGATACTGACTATTGGACTGAGAAGCGTGCTTATTTTGTTCCTCAGCAAGCTGTACCGCTTAAAACTATTAAAGATTGGAATAATGTAAAGCCTTATCAGTGTTTACGTAATGTTGGTGATTTAGCTGATTATCTTGGTGTTCCTATTTTGTCTAAGTCCTTTAACGGTGAAACGGATCTTCAAGATTTTAGTTCTGTTTCTGTTTTGCCGTTCCGCGCCTATGTCAAGATCTGGAATGATTGGTTCCGTGACGAAAATTATCAAGAGCCATGTAAATTGACTTTGGGTACTTCTGCTAACCTTTCTTATCCTTCTCGTAGCTCACGTAACTCTTTAGGCGAAGTTACTGATTACATTAGATACGCTGAAATCGGCGCGGCGCTTTGCCCTGTAGATAAGTACAAAGACTATTTTACAAGTCTTTTGCCTTCACCTCAAAAAGGTAACCCTGTATCTCTTCCGCTTGGCGATACTGCTCCGCTTATTCACGGCGGTGCTAAAAAGGTTTTAGAGTTCTGTAGCGATAATAGTAACGTTTATTCAAACACTCCTGTTTTGGCCACTAAATATGCGGCAACCAATGGAGTCCATTTTTCTGTCCAGAAAAATAGCGGCGGTGACCCTCCTAGTACTGTTGATTTACTTTATAATGATTATCAGGCGGACCTTTCTGACGTTTCGGCTGTTACTGTTGAGCAACTTCGTTTAGCGTTTGCTACGCAGCGTTTCCTCGAAATGTCCGCTGTAGGCGGTACTCGCTACGTTGAACTCGTGTCTTATATGTTCGGCGCGAACTGTCCCGATGAATATCTCCACCGCTCCCGCTTCCTTGGCGGCAAAAGTATTCCGCTTAACATTACCCCTATTACGCAGTTGAGCGGTTCGTCCACTGAGAGTCTCGGTCAGGTTGGTGCTTTTTCTAACACTGCTGGTGGCGATTTTGCTTTTGACGAGAAGTTCGAAGAGCACGGTTTTATTATGGGCCTTGTATGTGTTCGTACGTCTCATAGTTATTCGCAAGGTCTTCCGCGTTTCTTTATGAAGAAGCAGAAGCTTGATTATTATTTCCCTGTGTTTGCTCATCTTGGCGAGCAGCCTGTTTATAATAAAGAGATCTATTTGCAGGGTACCTCTGAAGATGACGAGGTTTTCGGTTATCAAATGGCGTGGGACGAGTTAAGGCACACTCCTACTCGTTCGTCTGGTTATTTGCGTATGGGTGCGCCTGGCGCGTTGGAACAATGGACGTACGCTGATAAGTTTGAGACTTTACCCGTTTTAGGAGCTGCGTTTATGGAGGAAACGAAAGATAACATTGCTCGTACTCTTTCTGTTACGGAGTACACTCATCAGTTTATATCTGATTGGTTCTTCAATGAAGAAGTTTACCAGATTCTTCCCGCTGATTCAACGCCTAAATTGATAGGTTAAGGGGGGTTTTATGACTATATGGGTACTAGTGCTATTTTGTTGCTTGCTGGTCTTTCTTTATTGTCTACGCTTGCTTCTGTTGGTGCTAACATTTGGAACGCTGAAGCTAACCGTGATTTTACGGCTGAAGAAGCAGCGAAGCAGCGCAAATGGGAAAAAGAAATGAGCGATACGGCTGTAACTCGCCGTATGGACGATTTACGTTCGGCGGGGCTTAACCCTGCTCTTGCGGTTGATAACTCCGCTTCTACTCCTGTAGGTGCTTCCGCTTCGTCTTCTGGCGGTTCTGTTGCGAATGGTTCAAACTCTGCTTTGTTGAGTTCTCTCGGTTCTCTGATGAAGTTTGCAGGTGATAAAAAAACTGCTGCTTTTAATGACTATTCAAATGCTTATGACATGTATCGTCAGGCAGAGGAAAGTCTTGCAGAATATGGCGATAAAGAAGCCTATGATTATTATAAAACTGCCGAGTATCTGATGAACTCGGCGCAAAAAAAGGTGCGTTAATGTGTACATCTCCATTATATCGTTGTAGTAGTTGGCTTAAAGAGTTATACGGTTGCGCGGATTTTCCGCGCAACCTTTTAAAACGCTTTATGAATAAAAAAAACCCCATTATAGGGCGTGCTGATTATGTTTATTATACGCGTTTTTGTAAGTTGCCTTTAAATGCCTTTCAGGAGATCCCGTGCGGGCAATGCCTTGATTGTCGTATAGCGCACTCGAAAGAGTGGGCTGTTCGCTGCATGCTTGAAAGTAAGTATCATAACAACAATTGGTTTGTTACGCTTACTTATGATGAGTATAGCTTACCTCGTAAAGAGTTTATTTGTCCCGAAAACGGTCTTTATATGCAGGTTCCGTATCTCGTAAAGGCTGACGTGCAAAAATTTCTTAAACGGCTTAGAAAGCGTTTATACGGCTCAAAAAAAGGTGAGTTGCGTTATTTTCTTTGTGGTGAGTATGGAGATACTACATATCGTCCTCATTTTCATCTTATTCTTTACGGTTTGCCTCTTAAAGATATTGTCCTTTATAAGCAAAGCGGTTTCGGGGCTAAAACTATTTTTTATTATAACTCAAAGTTACTTACTGATACGTGGGGTAAAGGTTTCGTTGTTGTCGCTGCCGTTAATCAGCAATCTTGTGCTTATACTGCCCGTTATGCCCTTAAAAAGGTTGATTTTATGCAAAGCGAGAGTTATGCAAAGGCTAAGTTATCGGAATATGACCCCCAACTTGAAGGTTTAGATAAGTTGATGAATTATCTTGTCTGTAGCGGTTATGTTCCTAAACCGTTCGCTCTTATGTCGCGTAACCCTGGTATAGCTCGCGATTATTTCGACGAGAATTGCGGTAAGATATATCAGTACGACCAAATTCCCGGTATGCCGTTAAAACATTTGAAGTACTACGATCGCCTTTATGATAAGCTTTCTGATTTTACTCATCGAGAGCTCGAAGATATAAAGGTTAAACGGCAAGAACGCGCCGATGCTCGCCGTGAGCAGTCTCGTGTAATGGTTGGTATGTCGCGCGAAGAGTATGAAGATATGCTTTGTAATGTTACGAAAAAGTGTTATAAACGAGATAAGATATAATCTCTCTTTCTTATAAGCGAAAAAAAATTAAATAATGCTTATGCCCGCAATCTGTTTGCGGGCTTTCCTTTTGACTGCGACCGAGCGGTCAACCGTACAGTCCCCTCTTGATATGGACTGTACGACTGACACCTTTTACGAGTTGAGCGAAAAAAAAAATTAAAAAAATATTGCAAAAACGATTGACAGTCCATAAAAAAGAGTTTATTATTAAGAAAAAAGAGTTGAGGTACAAAAAATGTTTAATCGTTATCGCACTTATAACATATGTGGCTA